CAGGTATATACACCTGCCCAGCCGAAACACATTGGTAACAGTCCCCACACTCATAGGAGGACCAAGCTAGATGTCGAAAACGTCAGTCTGCACACCTTTCGGTGCGACATAATGAACGTTAATCTTGAAATCGACTTGCGCTTGCTTTGTCATTTGGGCAACCAAAAGCAAGTGCGCATCGTCGTCGGCGTGACCGCCGGAAAGAAACCCCTTAAGGCCCTTCCCAACGTTCGCACCAGCGAGCGGCAAGGGATAGTTCTTACAAACCACCTCCTCTTGAGAGGATTGAGAGTACTTCAACTCTCGCACCTTCTGAGTCGTGGGAATGCTGCCGGTCTTGTCCGACTTGAGCACCCCAATGGCCCAGCTCCTCTTGGCTTCGCTGAGAGGCATGTCAACTTCCAACTGGACGGAAGTGAGCAAACATCTCTCAGGCAACAACTTGAAAATCTCGTCGTCGCCGCCGGAAAGAGAAAGTCCGTACGAGATGCCCTCTTTAGAGGTGCCACTCAACGACTTCTTAACCTGCACGAAACCAGGAACCCAGCCTGCAGTCTTTCCTCCCGAAGCACTATTCTGCTTCTTAGGAGAACCCGAACCTTGGACTCTGGTGGACTGTCCACCTTGTTGTCCCTTCATCGAACCGAGATACGCCTTCCAGGCCGAATCCTGTTCCTGCTGCGTCAACGTGCTCCGCACGACGCCCCCGCGAGTCTTCTTTTGGAGAAATTGGATCTTGGTCAACATGATGAGAGAATTGATAGAAGAAAGTTTAAATACAACCTGACGAAACGAGCGAAGGGATCAATTCAGGGGTTTAACCCCGAAATCACCGTGCTCGTCGGGCACTCCAATAAACTCATCCTGCTTGGCCATGAAGACAGTCGCGTAGAACTGATCTGATCCCAAATGGATCACTGACTTCATGACTTCCATCATCGCCTCAAGCTCGCAAACCGGGACCGAAAAGAGCTTCGCATTCGTGGCCATAACATCGCCATAATCCTGCTCATCGAACTCCTTAAGCCAATCTATCAGAGACTTACGGTACTCGCCGAAATGATTGAAATCTCTGAACTCATGACCCATCAGCTTGACGAATTTCCTTGGGATCGCCGGGGAGAAACTCTTCGAACCTATCGCAAAACCACAGAACTCAGCAGTGGGTTCAATCGCAGCCTTAATCCGTAAACGACAAAAGCTTTGGAGCCGATCGACCCTCTCCTGAACAATCCTAAGGTTGAGCTGCCTCTTGAATCCATCATCGCCCTTGACGGCCATAACGACAGGACCATCGCCTCGGAGAAGGTAATTCATCAGCACTAACGAGATGATAGAGTTGCCGAGAAGTGTGAGTGGCTCTCCGGAGGGCTTCTCAGTTGTGAGCGAACCACTAATGCCATCAGCAATGAGCTTACCACCGCGACGATAGGAG